GTCAGCTATTAAGAACCGTAATGGTCGCATGTATCCAGAAGAGGTAATGGACAAAGAAGTTGCCCGTTACATGAAGGAAGCTGTAGAGTCAAAGACCGCCATGGGCGAGTTAGGTCATCCTAATGGTCCCCAAATTAACCTAGATCGAGTTTCTCACCGTATTGTTTCTCTCCGTAAAGAGGGAACAGATTACATCGGCAAGGCTCTAATTACTAACACCCCCATGGGTAATATTGCTCGTGGACTCATGGAATCGGGAGCTCGACTTGGAGTATCTTCTCGTGGGATGGGCTCTCTGAAGCTAAACAGAGAAGGTGTTAATGAAGTTCAAAGCGATTTCAGACTTGCAACTGCTGCTGATATCGTCGCAGATCCTTCGGCTCCTAATGCATGGGTCGACGGTATCATGGAATCAGTGGATTGGGTCTATGATGAAAAAATGGGTTGGAAAGCTATCGAGCTAGCTGAACAGGCTAAAAGGCAAATCGAAAAAGCTGTTTCATCTCGAAAACTTGAAGAGAGAAAACTAAAGATTTTCGAGAACTATCTCACAAAACTTTCGAAAATTACTTTTTAATAAATAATACAAAATACATCTCAAAGGAGTACAAAATGGCAGAGAAGGAAACACTTGAGGTCGTTGACAACGAAGCAACCCATCTAATCGATGAGGCTTCGGCTGCAGACACTCTTAAGCCAGGCGCTGGATCAGGCGGTGGCGACACTAAAGCAGAAATGCTTGCAACATTCACATCGATGCTTGCTCAGCTTGGTAAAGAAGATCTCTCGAACTTCTTCAATGATGCTCAGGCAATTTTCGGTGCTAACAAGGCTCCTGGTGCAGAAGATAAGTCAGCTGCTAACCGTTCCACTGTTGACATGAAGCCATCGGCTGCTGTTGGCAAGGGCGCTTGGAAGGAAGACATCGACGCTATGTTCGGCGGTGCTGACGAAGAGCTTTCGGAAGAATTCCGCGAGCGCGCTGAGACAGTTTTTGAAGCTGCTGTTAATACTCGTGCAATTCTCGAAACGGCTCGTCTGGAAGAAGAATTCGCTGCTATGACTGTTGAGCTTGAAGAAAAGTTCGAAGCAGCTCTCGAAGATCGCGCTAGCGAAATCTTTGAAGAAGTTTCAGGAAAGCTTGACCAGTATCTTGACTACTGCATTGAGCAGTGGATGGAAGACAACCAGATTGCTGTAGAAAACACACTCCGTGCAGATATTGCTGAGTCGTTCATTGGCGATCTCCACAGTCTCTTCACACAGCATTACATCACTGTTCCAGAGTCGAAGGTCGACATTGTAGCTGAGATGAAGGCAGAAGTTGAAGATCTCAAGAATAAGCTCAACGAGTCGGTAGATACCCAGCTTGAGCTACAGTCAGTAATTGACGAAGCAACTAAGGAAGCTACTCTCGACGAAATCTCGGAAGGTTTAGCGGAAACTCAAATTGAAAAGCTTCGCACGCTTTCGGAAGGCCTCGAGTATACCGATGCCAGAACATATCGCAAGAAGCTCGAAATTGTCAAAGAACAGTATTTCACAAAGAAGACTGCTTCGGCTTCAACAGGACTGATCACCGAAGAAATTGACGGCACAAATACAGATGCTAGGGACACTCCAACAGTTCCCGCTAACATGCAGAAGTATGCCCAGGCAATTTCTAAGGCAGTTAAATAATTAGTTTTTATAAATATTACCAGCTTGAAAATAGCTTTTAATACCAAGGGAGAAGAAGTAACATGTCATATCTAGCTGAAGAAATTCAAAACAAGTGGAAGCCGATCCTCGAGCACGAAGATCTAGCTCCTATCAAAGACTCACACAAGCGTGCTGTAACAGCTCAAGTTCTTGAGAATACAGAGCGTGCAATCAACGAAGGCCGTGCGGCCATGTCGGGTGGCTTCCTTGGTGAAGCTGGTCCAACCAACGCAACGGGTTCATCTGTTGATAATTTCGACCCAGTTCTAATCTCGCTCGTTCGTCGTGCGATGCCAAACCTCATTGCATATGATGTCTGCGGCGTTCAGCCAATGACAGGTCCAACCGGCCTTATCTTCGCAATGCGCGCTCGTTACGATGGCCAAGCTGGTGGCGAAACTTTCTACAACGAAGTAGACACTGGCCATTCGGCACGTGGTGGTGCAAACGCCTCACTCGCTGACGCTGGTTACACCAACGCAACCGACCCAGGTGGCGCTGTTGCTAACGTTGGTACAGGTCCTGTTGGCGCTAATAACGCAGGCAACGGCGACTACAACTTTGCTGGAGGTGTTAAGACAGCACTTGCAGAAGGTCTTGGTTCAAACACCACGGCTATCTTCCCAGAAATGGCTTTCTCAATCGAGAAGGTTTCTGTAGAAGCTAAGTCACGTGCTCTGAAGGCTGAATACTCGCTTGAACTAGCTCAGGATCTCAAGGCAATTCACGGCCTTGACGCTGAGACAGAGCTTTCGAACATTCTGTCGGCTGAAATCCTTGCTGAAATCAACCGCGAAGTTATTCGTACAATCATCACCACTGCTGAAAAGGGTGCAACCGATGGTACGACAACTCAAGGCGTATTCGATCTTGACACCGATTCAAACGGCCGTTGGTCAGTTGAAAAGTTCAAGGGTCTTATGTTCCAAGTCGAGCGCGAAGCTAACGCAATTGCAAAGGCAACTCGTCGTGGTAAGGGTAACATCATCATCTGTTCGTCGGACGTTGCTTCGGCTCTTCAGATGGCTGGTGTTCTTGACTACGCCCCTGCTCTTAACTCGAACAGCCTAAACGTTGACGACACAGGTAACACCTTTGCTGGTGTTCTGAACGGTCGCCTACGCGTTTATATCGATCCATATGCTGGTAACAACTACATGGTTGTTGGCTACAAGGGTTCGTCAGCATTCGATGCTGGTCTGTTCTACTGCCCATACGTTCCACTACAAATGGTTCGTGCAGTTAACCCAGACACCTTCCAGCCAAAGATTGGCTTCAAGACCCGCTACGGCATGGTCGCGAATCCATATGCTGAAGGTACAGTCGAAGGTCTTGGACGCATCAAGCAAGATTCGAACAAGTACTATCGTCGTATTATCGTCAGCAACCTCATGTAATAATGAGAGTTGGGTTAACCAACCTAAAACTGGGAGGGGCCTTGAAAGGGGCCCCTCTCTTTTTGTCTGTATAAATACACTGGAATTAGTAAGCAGGACATTAAGTAACTAATATTATTATTAGTAGGGCACACTGTGATTATCCCTATTATCCACGATAAGGTCAACGATAAAAATGGCGCAGAATAATTTATTATCCCCTATTGGCTTTGGTTTAAAAATAAGCAAAACCCCTAATGTAGAATACCTTGTTCAACAAGTATCGATTCCTGGCCTAGAGCTTGGAACTGCTTCCACACCGTCTCCCTTTGTTGCTATACCACGTCCTGGTAATCTTTCCTACGGAGAACTTAGAGTTACGTTTAAAGTAGGGGAAGACTTAGCTAGTTACCTGGAAATATTTAATTGGATGGTAGCTCTAGGACACCCTGACAACTTCCAACAATATAAGCCAGACATAAGCGATGGCAGTATTATTATATTGTCCAGTGCTAAACGCCCTATAGTTTCTGTTGACTTTACAGACATGTTCCCCGTATCCTTATCGTCCTTAGACTTTGATGCGACTCTAACCGACGTTCAATATATGACCGTAGATGCTACATTTAAGTTCACGAGGTTCTATTACAACTTTATCTAGTTGACTTCCTGCCCATATTGGTGTATTGATAATGTAACTAAGGCTAGGTGAGTAGTAATGAAGCTAGAATCAATCTTTGAAATGTGGGAACAGGATGCTAAGATTAGCCGTGAGGATCTTAGTGACGAATCGTTGAAGATTTCCACCCTTCACGCAAAGTATCATAAAATATACACTCAGGAACGACTCACTCTACGTAGGTATGAGCATGAGCTGAAGCAGCTTAAGCTTGATAAGTACGAGTTTTATACTCAAGGACATACAAAAGAAACAATGGAGAAGAACTGGCAACTGCCAGCCATTGGTAAGGTTATCAGGTCCGACGTAGACAAGTATATGGACGCCGATAAAGACACCATTACACAGTCCCTTAAGGTGGGTGTTCAGCTTGAGAAGATTGAGCTTCTAGAGTCTATCATTAAGAATATTCACAATAGAGGGTTCCAGATAAAGAACGCTATTGATTGGATCAAGTTTACAAGTGGAGCGTAATGTCAGACGTACATTTAGAGTATGTAAATGATGCATACGTAAGAGTAAGAGCTGATCGCTCCATTATTATGGAGCTTAGCGAGACTCTTACCTATTACAAAGAGAACTACAAGTTCGATCCCAAGTATAAGGCTCGCTTGTGGGATGGTAAGATTCGTCTTCTGAACGGACTCACATGCATACTTTATGCTGGCCTTGCTCAGCGAGTGCAAAGGTTTTGTAAAGAGAATGATTATACCTTCTCGTTTGATGATCAGCTTGTTTATGATAATGTATCAATTAACGAGGTTAACGAACACCTTGATTCGCTAAGCCTTCCTGATTGGCTCGATCGTAGAGAATATCAAGTAGAAGCTATTGTTAAGTGTCTGCGCTCCCGTAGGCGTACCTTGGTCTCCCCAACCTCGTCTGGTAAGTCGTTTATGATTTACGCTATGACAATGTGGTATAAGAAGAAGACTCTGATTATTGTACCCAGAATCGGTCTTATTCACCAGTTTAAATCTGATCTAGAGTCATACGGATTCAAAGGAGTTATACACACCTCTACAGAGGGCCTGTTAAAACACAATGATATTCCAGCTGATATTGTTATTACTACTTGGCAATCATTGGACAACGGCAAGAAGAAAATGCCGAAAGCGTGGTTCGGCCAATTCAAGGTCGTATTTGGTGATGAGGCCCATGGCTGTAAAGCAACCACACTGATTAAAATACTCTCGTCAATGGAGCACACGCCATATCGATTTGGAACGACTGGTACGCTTGACAAGAACAATCTAAACAAGACAACTATTGAGGGTCTGTTTGGTCCTGTATACACGTCTGTA